TTGTCTTGTAACCGCAAGAGCGGTCGAATTTTGATCTTGGGATTTCAGCCTTGGGTACTTGGCTGAATTGATGTTTCATCACTGTTTTTGGCATAGCTGGGACCTTTGTTTGATTAAGAGCTCACGACCATCTGGAGGAACGCCGTTTACTTGTTGCCGTTAACCGCGTCGGCTATTGCCTGTTCGAGGTCTTTTTGCCCCGGTAGCGGCGCCATACCGTTTGCCGACCGGATCTTTTGCATTTTCTCAACGTTTTCCTTGTTGAGCGGTGTGTCCGTCATCAGTTCCAGGATTGAGATGATCGGTTCAATCTGTTCCAGCGGCCGAATTTCGCCGCTGAGTTCATTGTAGGCTCCGAGTTGGAAGAGCATGTAGTCTTCCGGATGATTGTTGAGTGGCGAGCCCTTTTCATTCGCGTAATCTGAAATCGTGCGAATAGCTGCGCCTTGTGTTGGCGCATAGAAGGGTGTGTGAAACGCTTCCGCTTTTGCATCTCGGATTGCGAAGATTTGTTTAATCATAATGGTTCCTCGGTTTTTGATCGGTCATGCAGACCGAGCTGTTTCATTTTGATGATTTCTTTGACGCGCTTTCGGTCAGTAGTGTTGTCCTCTGCGTACTTTTGCCCTTGCTGTTGTCTGTGTCTTTTAATTACCTCCCATTGTTCCGGATATCGATCCTCAAGCCATCTATCATAATACGATGGCGGTTTAGTCGGGCACCCGTTTACGATTACTTCATCGAACGGATAGACATCGCCGCTAAATAGCTCCAACCACTTGGAGCCGATACCAGGGCGGCGTGAACTTACTGAGAACTCAGGAACTAGGTCAATGATCTCGCCTGTAGACGGATCGATGCGCTGGTAGCGCTCGTCCGCCCGATCGCCCGTAAGCTTTTTCATTACATAACGGGCTACATACGCGGCAGACTTGAACGTTACATCGCCGTAGAGTGTGTGGCCGTGCGACCAAATTTGATCAAGTACTTCACTTGAATAGAGCCGGCCGAACTCGGTTGTTTTAAACAGTTCGCCGTCTTCGGGTCGCCAGTTGAAGACGCAGGCGTGGTAGTGGGGGCGAAAACTCTTATCGCCATACTCACCACAACCATAATAGCGAATATTCTTACCGAAACGTTTACGAAGTCGTTTCCAGAATTTTTGGAGGTCTTCTTTGACGAGAGTTCCGTGTTCTGGGAGATTTTCTTCGGAGTACGTGAGCGTGATGAAGCTGTTGTTTTCATAAAGCTGGGCCTCATGCATACATCTGACGGCCCATTGGCGGGATTTCTCTAGCCTGCACCCAACGCACCCTCCACAGGGTACTCGGACCTTGCTGTCGTTGATCGCGTCTTTTAGCGCAAACGTGAGAGGTCGCTTTCCGTTGTTGTTCACATACTTGGATCGGTAGGCGACCATTGGGCTGTAGCATGGCATTACAACCTGATGCCACCCCTCATGGGGTTGGAGGGTATGTTTTTCTTGTGGGTGTGAGAGGCAGTTTTTTTGAAAAGCTTTCGACTTTTCTTTTTTGTCATTTTATGCCGCCGCATAACTTTCTCCTTAGTTGTATAGTCTTTGGTGTCAGTGGGACCAATTAACATCAAGTAGCGTAATTGGTCCCTGCTGGGAATACCCCAGCTTATTTTTATCGCAGAGGCGTGTTTTTACGCCTCAGGAGCCGGTTCCGGCTCTGGCTCGGGTTTAGGTGCCTCATCTCGAGATGGCGCCTCAGCGCGCTCTCCAGGCACCTTTTGCAAGAGACCAAGCTCTCGCATTTTTTCTTCATTGTCAGGATCGTGTACAAACTCCAGAAATTTCTCTGGATCGTTGTCGAATTCCGCCCTGACATGTGCCGGAAGCGTCATGAACATTTCCTGCGCTTCCTGGATAAGGTTGAGTGCGTCGTGATAGGTACCTGCGCCAATGAAATCGCCGTAGTATCCACGCGTCTTGGCGACATGTGTGATCATTCCTGTACGGCGGAACTGGCGCAATATTTCGTTAATATCGCACTCTTTTTTGAAACTTTGTTTCGTCCGGCTTTCGCCTTCGAAGACTTTTTGAACGCGCTTATGTGGGCGATGGAAACCCATTTTCGCATGATTGGACATTCTCTTTTTCCTTTCTGGGAAGGTTTAACGCGTAGCTTTACTAAAACGCTCTAGCAGCCGGATCCACTGGCCGGGTTTTGACTTATAAAAGTCCTCGTCAATTTTGCCCGCGGCCGCCTGCGCGCGCGCAGAGGAGGCGGCTAACGTGCGCAAGAGTGCGTCAGCGTTGTGTACACGGGTACGAGCAGCAATTTCTCCTCGCTGGCTTCGGAGGTTTTTGTTCTGTTCCGTTAAATTCTTGTTTGTTTCAAGAATGTTCTTGTTTTGCGCCTCCATGTTCTTGACTTCCGCCGTAAGTCGGCGGGATTGCATTGCGGTGGAAACGGCGGGACCGAGCTCGTCTTGTACGCTCGCCAAAGACCCGCCAGGCGTAGAAGCTCCACCTTTTTGATAGGCCAGTATTGGATTGAGACCGGCAGCTTTCATGTCCGCCATTGATCGTTGGTAGGCGGTTGACGACATCCGTTCTTGGAAGTCGCGATTAATTTGCGACTGTCGGATCGCCTCTTTGTTCTGTTTTCGTTTTCCGAAAAAGGATAGACCGGAGCTGAGGACAGATGTCGCAAGTGACAGGGGATCGAAAGCCATATCTGTTTCCATTCATTGACAGTCATGTTGGGTTTCCAATCGTCCGAAGGACGCTTTTTCTAGGATAATTGTACGGGCCGTAAACCGTTGTCCTCGCTTCGCTGCGGGAACAGTTGACGGGGGAAGGCTTTCCCCTTCCCCCGCCACCCCCTACCCCTTCAGGTTAGAAGTGGTCTATCAAGCCTGGGATTGCATTCACTGGCATTGGGCGAGCACAGTGGAGCTTGAAATAACTGTCGAACAGGATGTGGGGTTCGCTTGGGACTGCGATCACCCTATCGACAGGGGGGTCCTCCTCTATAAACGAGGCGTTCAGGACCGGGAGAGTAGAGAAGTCCTGGGCCAGGTGCCACGTATCTAAAGGAGCCGCTGCACTGGATCTCATTGACCCAGTAATTTTAGACGGTTTGTAACGGTACTCGGCGTACCGCTCTTGGTAACCGAAGACGGCGTCGTCGTTGGCGGAACCGTCTGAGAAGATTTCCTTGTTGAGGACGGATTGCTCTCCGATGTTAGACAGAGCCGGCCAATAGAAGTCGTATCGAGTTGAGCGGCTCCACATCCGATCAAGCCCTTGCTGATAATTAAGATCGGCACGAACCGATACCAGGCCGATAATGACACAGTGTTCCGTAAAGCTTTTGACGAAGCCGTGACCCGATACATTGATTGTTCCCATCGCTGCTAAGTTGCCCTGCGGAGTAGGCTCCGAAGCCGTTGCCGAAGTTTGGGCAATTGGATTGACGTTAATCGGCGTTGAACCGCCGCCGAGATATTCCGGACGTTGCAAGCGTGCGTCCGGTGAAGTGACACCAAAGTGCGCTCTGATGATCTCTGTATATCGCGTACCGCCGCGAGCATCCCGCTCCAGAAGCTTTTGTATCTGAAATGACTGCCGAAGCTGGTTGATTGTAGCAGCCGTTGCCGCAGAAAGATCAGCTCGAATGTTAGGATAGCCAGCGTTGTTCGGATCTTCCTCAATATACCAATCAGTATTGACAACATCCGAATTAACATACGTCGTAGTAGACGACGCATCAGTCTCATAGACCACCGCATTCGAAGTCCCATAAGTCTGATTAAGGTTACCGATGCCGGTAACAGGTGCAGATGTCCCAAGCGGGAGGTCAACGCTATCGCCTTTTTGAGGCCAAGGCAGAGCTGAAGTGAAGTAGTCATGACGCTTTCCTCTACGAAGAAGTACATAATCCGTTTCAGTGTCGGGGCCGTCGTCTTTATCGACGACTACACTGTCCTGCAGATTTTGGTCACGGAACCATTCGTTATAAATCAGGTTATACGCCCGATGCCAAAGCGAACTATGTGTTAGGCCGGCCACGCCGGTCGGAAGTCCGAAATAGTCCGAAAGCGAATTTTCGGTCCAACCCGCTGTTGTCGTAATCTGCGGGACTAGGAAATCGATACTATCGCCGGGGTCTACTTGTTCCCCGTTGAATTTTTGCCAGTTGTTCCAGATCAGGCGGATAGGAACCGCGAAGAAGAAGCTGTCCATGTACATATTGTCCATGAACGGATGTAGCGGTGTAGCCAGACGGCCGAACGCCGTCATATGGCAATTGAATGTGTCGCCGGGCAAGGCTTCGTCGACGAAGACTGGTACCAGCCAGCCGGCGTCGAACGTTGTCTTGTAACCGCAAGAGCGGTCGAATTTTGATCTTGGGATTTCAGCCTTAGGTACTTGGCTGAATTGATGTTTCATCACTGTTTTTGGCATAGCTGGGACCTTTGTTTGATTAAGAGCTCACGACCATCTGGAGGAACGCCGTTTACTT